CTAGGAGGGTTATATGGAAGACACCTTTTTACAAGAAGGCTACCGTGAAATTTTAGAAGAAGAGATAGCCGCATGTTCCAATATCGGAATTGTTGTAACGTCCTTTGAAGATAAATTCTTCATTCCCCCAGAAGAACAGGTAAATGCGACTACCTTGTACAATACACAAATGAAGTCTAAGATTTTAGAAAAGGCCGTTGATCAGCATATCCGATCCGTCTGCAACGACAAAGGATATGACAGCGAGAACAGCCTGAGCAAGTACATGGCCCGCCCGAACTCCCCTTGGTACGCCGAGTGTATCGCCCTCGGTGACTGGATCGACGCTTGCTGGCTCAAGTGCCACGAAGTTCTGAACGCCGTCCTAGTCGGAGAGCGCCCCGCTCCGACTGCGGAAGAGTTGATTGCGGAACTACCGACCAGCATCTAAAGAAATGCGTGAAGCCCTAGCCCTGGCAATGGCCGCACAAGCAGAGGTTTGGTTTATCTAACGAGGATTCAATATGGCTACTCCATGCGAAAATACGGAGCTGCTCAAGGCCCATACCGAGGGGATCGACAAGATCGCGGCCAAACAGGACCGGATCGAGGATGACAGTCTGGAGGTTTCCGGAACGGCACTCCAGGCGCGGCTCACCGGCGGCGCGGAAGGTGTGCGATATCTGGTCGAGTTTCGGGCGGCGACATCGACCGGGAACCTCTATGAGCAGGATGTGCTGGTGGGAGTGAGCAACGGATGATACCTCCGATCTTCGCCACCGTCTCCGCAAGCAATGCGGTCAAGGCTCTTCTCGGATCGGCGCCTGTGCGATTCTATCCGTTCGACATCGCGCCTCAGCCTGGAACCCCGGCATACGCCGAACCATATGCCGTGTGGCAGATCGTTGACGGAACTCCAGAGAACTACCTAGGGACGACGCCGGACGCAGACCGATACACAATGCAGGTCGACGTTTACGCCGCTACGACCACCAGCGCACGCTCCGTTTCCGAGGCATTGCGCGATGCCATCGAACCACACGCCTACATCACCAGATGGGGCGACGAAAGAATAGACCACGAAACAGGTCTGAGCCGAACTGGCTTTGACGTTGATTGGCACACTCACCGATAAGGAGATCACCATGGCAAAATTGACCCAAGGAACGCAGATTTATTTCATTGACCCGACCGGATCGGACCCCGCTGTCGTTGAGGTTGGTTGCGCTACGACCTTATCCCCTGGCGGCAATCCCGCAGACCAGATTGAGACGACTTGCTTGTCGGCTTTCGAACGTACCTACATGCCTGGCCTTCGTACCCCCGGCGCGGCGACTATGGGCATCAACGCCGATCCGGCTAATGACAGCCACATCACCCTCCATGCCATGAGCGAAACCAATCCATCGCCAACAACCTCTTGGGCGGTTGGCTGGTCAGATGGAACCGACGCGCCGACGCTTGACAGCAACGGCGATTTCGTCCTTCCAAATACTCGCACCTGGTTCACCTTCGAGGGATATGTGTCCGACTTCCCCTTTGATTTTGCGTCGAACACGGTTGTTACCACAGAAGTTACCCTCCAGCGCAGCGGCGGGTCGACCTGGACCCCGAAAGCATAATCCATGGTGCTAAATATCGCAGAACTTGAAAAGACCGGGGCGTTCAGCGGCGCCCCGGTCGAGAAGGAAATCGCGTGGGAGTCGGGCGGCGAAGAGCATACCGCTACCGTCTTTGTCCGCCCGCTTTCCTATGCCGCCGCCGTGTCAGACGTGACGAGCAAGGACGCCATTGCCGGCCGCATCGCCGTTAGCATCTTGGATGATGACGGCAAGCCGGTCTTCAAAATCGGCGACATCACCGGAGAGTCGAACCCTGAGCGTGGACCGCTGTGCCGATCATTGACGATGGAACTATTGCGCGTCATCGGCGAGGTTTCCGGCCTCGCTGAAAAAAAAACGAAGAGCTGACCGTTGAAGAAGAGGTGTGGCACGAACTCGTGTTGCACGGCATCGGTGGGAAAACGATAGCCGAGGCGAAAGCCAATCTATCGTATCGAGAGTTTTGCGATTGGCTGCGGTACCGGAACCAGCGCGGGACGCTAAATGATGGGCTGAGGGTGGAGATGATGGTGGGGCAATTCATGGCATTGTGGGCAAATTCGAAAAGCGAGAAGGCAAAATTCAAGGCCTACGATTTCACGCCTAACATCCCCGAGCCGCCGGTATCGCTCGAACGCGCCATGGAGGAATGGCTGTAATGTCTCGATCCCTCGGAACACTCACGCTCGACCTGATTGCCAAGACCGCCGGATTTGTGGAGGGCATGAGCAAGGCCGAACGCTCGTCCGACAAATGGCGCAAGCAGGTAAAAAAAGACGCTGAGGCGGTTGGTGTCGCCATCGGCGCAAGCGTGGCCGCCGTTGGTGCAGCCGTCGCCGCGATGACCGCTCAGGCTCTCAACGCGGCCAAAGAGATCAACCAGTTCGCATCCCTGTCGAACGCTTCGGCGCTTGAGTTTCAACGTATGGCCGCAGGGGCAGACGTCGCCGGAATCAGCCAAGAGAAACTGGCTGACCAGATGAAGGACTTCAACGAGAAAGTCGGGGAATTCCTGCAAACTGGCGGCGGCGGGATGAAGGATTTCTTCGACAACATCGCCCCGCGCATCGGCATAACGCAGGAAGCATTCAAGGATCTCTCCGGACCGCAGGGACTGCAACTCTACTACGACTCGCTGGAAACGGCAGGACTCAGCCAAAAAGAGATGAGTTTCTACCTGGAGTCGATGGCGTCGGACACCACGGCGCTTATCCCTCTGCTTCAGGATGGCGGCGCAGGGTTTGACCTCATGGGAGATGCCGCAGAGCGTGCCGGCGCGATCATGGGCGAGCAGACACTTGACGCGGCGAACCAACTCAACGCCACGCTCCGAGTGATGGAGATGCAGACGACCGGAGCGCGGAATGCTTTCATGACTGGCCTTCTCCCGGCGCTGGCTGACGTTTCGGATGCCATGTTTGACCAGGCAGGAGCATCGGCCATCGCTGCCGAGGCGGGTGAAACCTTCGGGACGGTCGTAAAGGGGCTGGCCTCGGTTGCCTTCGGCGCTTACGCCGCAGTCAATCTGCTTGGAAAATCCCTCGGGGGGATGGGCGCAATCTTTGCCGAGGCCGAACTCAATGCCGCAGACGCCATAGCCCCGGCCACGGCGATCATCAAGATTGCAAAGTCGGCACTCAAGGACCGGCGAGGGGTTACGGCAGAGGTTCTTGCCGACCTCGACCAGACCGCGCAGGAATACGGGCGGATCATCTCCGGATTTTGGGACGAATCAGGATCAGGCCCGGACTCTCTCATCTCGAAAATCGCCGAGCTGCAAAGCTCCGCAGACAAGGCCCGGCAATCCGCCGCTGCATCGGTGGCGACTTCCGCGGCCGCATCAAGCGAAACAACCAAGGCCGCCAAGTCGAGCGCCGAAGCCATCGCCAAACAGCGCGAGGAAGAAAAGAGACTTGCGGAAGAGATCAAGAAGAAGGACGCCGCGCTACTCGGAAGCATAGCTCAAGAGGAAGTCTGGTACGAAAAACGAGAGGCCAAGGAACGCGCCTATATCAACCTGGTTTCCGAGCTTCGCACCGAAGAAGAAAAGCTCACCGACCAACTCCGCGCACGGCTCGCCGTTCTCGATGCCGTCGATACAGCAACATCGCAAGACTATTCCCGGGCAGCATCCGGGATGACTGCAGAAGCTCCGCAGTATGGCGGGTTGGCGCCGGAAGTTGGCGGGGCCGCCGGCGAACTCAACAAAATCGCCGAGGCCGAAACTGCGCTGAATGATTGGTACGCAACCCAGCTTGCCATGGTCGAACAGTTCCGCACCGAACGTGCAGACCTCAATGCCACGTGGGACGCGGAAGAACTCGCCCTGAAGCAAGAACACGAAGCGCAAATGGCGGGGCTTGAGCAGGCGCGTCACGCAGCGTCAATGGCGGCGGCAGAGACGGCCTTCGGGCATATCACGGACGCGACAAAGACCTTTGCCGGTGAGCAGTCGGCCATCTATAAAGCCATGTTCATTGTGCAAAAAGCTTTCGCGATTGCGGAATCAATCGTCGCCATCCAACAGGGGATTGCAAAGGCGGCTTCTCTCCAGTGGCCGATGAACCTGGCGGCCATGGCATCGGTGGCAGCGGCTACCGCTTCCATCGTCGGCAACATCCAGGCGGTAAGCGTTTCCGGCATGGCCCATGACGGAATCGACGCCGTTCCGAAAACAGGGACATGGCTGCTGGAAAAGGGAGAGCGTGTCCTGACCGCAAACACCAGCGCGAAACTTGATAAGCAACTTGAGCAAACGAAGGCGCAGGAGAGCAGCGTGCGCATCATCAATGTTATGGACCCGGCTGTTGTCGGCGACTATCTCGACACTCCCGCCGGGGAGCGAATGATCATGAACGTGGTACAACGGAATCAGGGGGTATAATGACGCATCTCATCGGAACCGTAACGGATTCAGCTCAATGGGCGCATTGGGAGTTTATCAACCTCATCAAAGACCAATTGACCGGGGCGTCGGATAGTGTGTGGACGGTTCTTCGCTACGACATCTCCACCGATAATCACGAGCTTATTTTGATGGGCGAAGGGTTGACCGGATCGGAACAAATTTACGTCGGCTATCGCTCTTATCAGTCGTCAACGTCGGACTATTACAACATCCAGTGTGCGACAATGACCGGGTATGTCGCCGGGAACACCTTCGCGACTCAGCCTGGGATTGCCATATCATCTATCTGTGCGCACAACCAGACGATTGATTATTGGCTGGTGTGGAATGCGCAGCGAATCATGTTCGCGCTTAAGGTCGGCACGCCCGTTTACGAGTTCGCCTATAACGGGAAATTCACTCAGTACGCCAGGCCTAGCCAGTATCCATATCCTGTCGCGGCCATCGGCACTCTTGTCGGATCACCGGCTACGCGGTTTTCCGACACGGCATCGACGCATACGATAGGAGCGATGACAGGTTCGACGCTCCGAAACCAAATGCGCATACGTCGTCACGATGGGGCGTGGTTGCAGGCCCGAACCTACCCATACAGCATCCCCGCTATCGCCTCGCAATCCCGTGACACGGAAGGATTCTACCCGCTGATGCCGATTGAGCTGATTGAAGATGGAGTTGCGACTTACGGATGTCTCGACGGCGTGTTTTACGTCAGCGGATTCAACAATATTGTGGAGAACACAATCACTGTCGGCGGGGTCGTTTATGTCGTAATCCAGAATGTGTTCAGAAATGGATTTGAAAATTACATGGCGATAGAGATGGAGGAATAGAGTGGCCTATTATAATGGAACAGTTGCGAATCTTTCCGGGCTGCTTGCCGCCTTGACAACCGCGTGCGTTACGGACGGATGGACATACGCCGGGGGAGAGTTAACCAAGCACGGGTGCATTTTCCCAATCTCGGTTGACACCTATTCATCGCCATATACACGGCTGCGGATGCAGATCAAGAGTCCTACTACAAGCAACTCTTCAAGCCTAGCGTCTATCAGGGAAATGTCGACAGTTTCCATTTCCTATCCAGCCGAATATCATATCTTTTCCTTCGACAGGGAGGTTTATTGCATCCTAAATATAGCTCCTGGAGAGTATGCTTGGTTGGCATTTGGTTGCTCAAGCATAAGCGTTACAGGTTCAGGGGCTTTCCTAGCTGGATCATGTGGATCGGCAACAAAAACAACACTTGAATACAACAACCCGATGTTTTTCCGGAGCGGTTCTACCAATACGTCACAGATCAGTTCAAGTTTTTTCCATACCGGGTTTTCTTACCCACTGGAGTTCTACCCGGGGACAAGCAACATTTCTCTTCCGCTTGGAGCATTTGGTTGGTACGAATCGACATACGGCATAGGGACGACTCAACCAAACAATTTCAGCGGAGAGTCGATCCTTACCCCTCTGCAAATATGGGCGCAATTCTCCGCGTCTAATCACTGCCTTGTCTTTGTGTCCGATCATGCCAGGTATTTGAGGATTGACAACTACGAGGATGAACAGATCATCACCTACGGGGCAGACAAATGGATGATTTTTCCATTCATGAAAAGGAACTCAGCGAGTCGGTCAAACGTAAACCCCTATCATGAGAAGTCCTCTGGCACTTTCGGTTGGGCAATCCGATATGAGGGGCCTTAACCTTGGCCGCGATTGACGGTTTTCTTGTCGAAGAATCACTCGGAGGGCACGACAACGCCGCGAACATGACGCCGATGGACCCGTACGACCCGGCGCTGTACCTGGATTTCCAAACGGTTATCGGGTACGACGCGACCCCGGCGGCGATCCTCGGGCAGACCGTATATGCACTCGGTGATCAACCGGCATTTGCGATTAACGGCTTCTTGGTCAACAGTTTCGAGTCCGACTATTACGACCGCATCCACATTACACCGGACCTGTTCAACGTTGGCGCACTACTGACCGCGCAGCAGCGTGATTTTACGGTTTGGAATGCCTACCGCGTTCCGAAAACCTTGACATCGATCACCGGGCAAAGCGTCGAAGGCATTGCGCTGTTCGATTCCAACCCGCCGCCTACCACTTTTGCGGCGACCGAAGAGCGGTCCTATTCTCTCACCGTCGACCCGGAAGGCCCGCCGCAGATCGATGGCCGGTATCTGTTCGACTTTGTCGGCGAGTCAGTCGATTCCATCATCCGCATCATCGGGCAGCGCGTGGCGATATTCCCGTTTATTCCGACTCCTGATTTTACGGAAACTCTGGAATGGCTGACGGAGATTGCTTCCACCAGGGTCGGTGAGCAGCGAATGGCGATGAGGGACGCGCCGCGCCAGTTCTTCGACCTTCGCTGTTATCTTGACAACCGGGCGCAGTCTCAATTCAAGGTTCTTGCGAAAGCATGGGCACACAATCAATTCGGCGTGCCGGTCTGGATCGAACACACGAAAGGCGTTTCGGTTGCATCCGGCGCCAGCGTGATTTACGTTGACACGACCATCTCGGATTATCGGCCCGGTGGTCTGGCCATCATATGGGAGTCTGTCGACCGTCACGAGGCGGTAGAGATTGATCAGGTTTTCGCCGACCGCATCACGTTGGCGCGGACGACACTGGCATCGTATGCCTCGGCTATCGTGGCGCCGGTCGTCTTCTCCGTCGCCATTGACGGGCTGAATCTCGACCGCATCGACAGGATGAACGCTTTCGGCTCCGTCAAATTTATGGCGATGAAGAACGAAGCGTACCCTCTGACGCCATCAACGATCTACAAAGGGCGGGACGTGCTGACCGACGAAAATTGCATCGTTGGATCGATCACGGAACGTCTGTATCGCCCGGTCATCGAAGTGGACAACGGGCAGGGACCGGTGGTAATCGACACCGCGCAGGATTACACCGGGCACTCGCAAACGCTCGGACGCATCGCGACAGACCGCGCGGCAATATGGGCGCTTCGTCGGTGGCTGCATTACCGGCAAGGAAAGCAAAAGTCGTTCTGGCTGCCAAGCAACAATTCGGACATCGTTGTGACCGGGCAAGTCACTGAATTTCAAACGACGCTGGACACGGAAAACGTCGGCCTCGGTATTTATGGAGAGTTCCCTATATCGATCCGAATCCAGTCTGTTCATGGAACTTTTTACCGCGATATCACCGACGCATCCGCAACCGCCGTAACGATAGATTCGGCCATCGGAGAGCATGCCGTAGAAGATTTCATTTTGATCGACTTCATTACGCTTGTGCGACTCAACTCCGACCGCATCACGATCAACTACGAGGCCGGAAGAGTCGCGAAAACCACCATTCCACTGATGAGCGTGAACGATGACCTTTGATGATCTCGACCATAGCACGCAGGACGGCCAGCCGGTTCAGCTTTTCGAGTTTGTTACCGGGGCAAGCGTTGCGCGATTCGCCTCTTGCGCCGAAGACGTCGGCACCGCGCCAATCATCTATTCCGCCTCTGCGGTAAAAGTCGGAACCATGCGCGCCGGGGAGAACATATTCAAGGACTCGATCAAGATCATCTTCCCACGCTCTGACATTTTCGCGAAATATTACATCTGGAACTCGCCAGATACAGCAACGACCGTGACGGTGAAGCGCTGGCATCGCGGATTGGCGACCTCTGCGGCGATTGTCGAATGGAAAGGCCGCATCGTTTCGGTTACGACCGGAGAGACGACCATCGCACTGGAATGCGAGTCGATATACACCAGCCTCAAGCGTATCGGGCTGGCGATGCAGTTTGAAATCAGTTGCATCCATCCCCTCTATGCCGGGGGCTGCGGAGCCAGCAAGCCAGCAATGCGCCATGATACGACCATCGTATCGGCGGGGGCGGAAACGGTCGAGGTCGCATCCCTCTCGGCATTTGCAAATGGTTGGTTTTCTGGCGGCTTGATCGAGTACGCCGGGGATGCACGGTTTGTCCTCAACCATTCCGGAAACATTCTCAGGCTTGCCTCACCAATGACATCCTTGAGCGCCGGGGATAATGTGGCGCTTTACCCTGGGTGCGACAAGACGACGACGACGTGTCTCTCAAAATTCAACAACATCGACAACTACCTCGGTTTCCCTTGGATGCCGAACCGCAACCCTTTTGACGGCACTCCAATCGCCTAGGAGCAC